CAATCAGTAACTCAACATGCGCGTCCAGGATCGCTACCTGGCCAGACAGCGTTTTGGCCAGCGCCTGCAGGCCCAACGCGATCCATTCGATGTCTACCAGGCTGCGGCTGTTCATACCTGCAACCGAACTCGGACGATTACTGGCCGGTGGTACGTCAGGACGCCTGCGTTGACATCCGTATAGGTTGCGCCTGGCGTTTCATCGATGGACCAGATGGCGCGTTTGGCTGGCGGCAGCGGCGCGTTGCGTCCTTCCAGAACCGCCACCATCCGATCCGCGATCCGATGCGCTTCATAGTCGCCACGAACCTGCGACTGCGCGCGTAGCTGGAATGTGACGGACCGGCCGAAACCGCGTAGCCGGTTCCATGGCGAAATCACAAACGCCTCGAGCATGACAAACGGATAAATCGCATTCGGCGGAACGCTGGTCCAGATGCGATCCGCTACTAGCGTTTCCATCCGCGCATCGGCGCGCAGCCAGGCGATGGCCTGCGTTTCGATCAATTCGCAAACGCTTACGTCCTCGAGCGCCGCAGGCCAGGTAGCGCCAGCCATCTACAATTCGCCTGGAATGGCCGCCGCGACTTTCCGCAGGCGGCCGGTAATCTGGTTCGCTTCGCCTTCCGCGGCCGGTTTCATAAACGGACGCGCGCCGGTCCGGCTGGTCCCGTATTCCACGAACCGGCCGTAGATCGACGGATTGATATGGGACGCCGAACCGCGGCGCGATCCAATACTCATGTCCTCGAGTCCGGCGCGCCATGTCATGCCGCGGCCGCTTACCGCAATCGCGCGGTACAGATCGCCTTCATGCCGCGCAACCTTGCCGCGCGCCGATGCGGCTACCGCGTTGGCGGATTCCTCGAGCATGTCCCGCAGTAGCGCGCGCGTTTTCCGCGGCGCTTCCTTCAAGGCGCGCTGTAGCTTCTCGAGTCCTTCAACCTTGGCGTATGCGGCAGCCATCACGCTTTCTCGATTACATGCATTTCCAACATCCAGGCGCGTTCGCCAGGATTCATTACCGCCAGGATTTCAAACGTCCGCTGGCGCGCCTCATACGGATCGGCCACCGTAATCCGCTGCGCCGGTCTGATTCCGGCTACCCAATACATCCGGACGCGATGCGTTGCCTCAGACAAGATCGCGCCAGGCTGCGCGCGCTCGAGCGCGGACAGCGGATCGATGGACATCGGTTCATTGGTGACAATCGGCACGTCTACCAATCCCTGGCCGCCGTTCGGCAGATCGGCCCATGTCTGGCTAATGACATTGCCAACGTGCCATAGGTCGCCAGGCTCGAGGACTGGCGATAGCGGATGGCGTTCCGCTGGCGGTTGGTACGCCATTACGCGAACGTCCTTACGCGGTAGCCATCCGCATGGCAGAGCGTTTCCTCGAGCGCGCTAGCCGGTGGCGGACCAGCGCGGTACAGGAAAAACTGCTGGACCAGCGCGAACATCACCTGGCGCAGATTGGCCGGAACGCTTTCCGGCGTATCACCGTAGCCAACGCGGTACTGGATCGTGGCGCTGCCTTCCGGCCGCGCCGCGTCCAGCCAGTACAGCCGCGCCGGTTCCACCGTGTTATCTACCGCGTATGCCTCTGCCGGAACCGCGCCGCCTTCATCGGTGACAGACACGATGGCCTGCAGCGGCGCCGCCCAAACCAGATCGATGGCGCCATAGGCGGACGCCGCGCCTTCGCCTGCGGCCAACGGCGCTGGTCCCTTGCTGCGGTACGTGGTCAGGTTCTGCGCGAAATACCCAACATGCGATTCCGTTGATTCCGCCGCGCCGATGGCCGCCGCTGGCGCGCGTCCGGCGGCCGCGCCGATGGCCGCCGGACGTGTGACCAATTCCCAAGTCTGCGTCATCAAACCGCGTTCGATGTAGCGCTCGAGCGCGTTGCGCGCCGCCGCGATCCAATCGGTGATAGCCGCGTCCTGGTCCGTCCGCGGATACTTCAACCGCAGGCGGACATCCGCAACCGTCATCGGTTCAACCGTTGGCGGAACCACCAGGCGCGCCATCGCTAGGTTGCCTTCACCAGAAACGCCGATGGCATCAGGACGCCTAGCGCCAGCCGCGACGCGGCGCGGATAACCGCTTTGTTCGATATGAAATCGCTAGCGTGCGATTGCGTCCCTTCCACGATGGTTCCGCCTTCGCGGCCAATCACCGATAGCGCCTGGATCGGTCCTACCAGCGCCTGGCCAGCGGCCATCGCGCCGGACGTAATGACATCCACGCCAGCGAACGTGCCAGCCGCGGCATCCAGCGCGGCGGCGCTCGAGGCAGCCAGGCCAGACCAGAGGCTGGATGAAATGACTGCCGTATCCGGATAGATGCCAGAGGATCGCGTAGCCTGCGCGATCATGTCCGCCAATAGCGCCGCCGGTTCGGTGGCCGCGCCGCCGTAGGCGGGAATCCCGTAGTGGAAAAATCCAACGATGTTGTTCGGCGCCACGCCATCACCGAACAGCAGCGCGCTTTCCTCTGCGATGCGAACCAGGTAGCCAAGGTAGGCGGTTAGCCATGCCTCGAGTCCGGCGGCATCCTCGAGTAGTTCATCGGTAATGCCGATGAACGTCGCTACCGTGGCCGCCTTCCGCAGATTGCCAGCGAACGTCAGTAGCGCTTCCTGCTTGGGCTGTCCTTCCGCATGCGGCGCCGCGCCGTTCAGTCCCTGCGCGAACGTTGGAACCTGCAGCATGCCGCCGGACATCGGAATAGACGCCATCACATCCGGTAGCGTCCGGCGGAACGTTGGCGCGGCCAGGCCACCAAACAGCGTGGCCGCGGTTCCGGTAGGGACTGGCGTAGCTGGCGTAAGGACGTTGGCCAGCTGCGCGATGTCCGCGGCCAGCAGCGCAGGCGGCAGTAGCGCGGCCGCTGGCGCGGTTAGGCGCTGGCCGCGGAGTCCTGGCAGGATGGCCGCCAGCCATGGCGGCATGTCGCGTACAGGCGCTGTCATTCCGTCCGCCTTTCGTTCTGGTTGACTGGACAGCGAAGCGCCGCGGCGGCGCTTCGCTTACCGTCCTCGAGGCGCCTAGCGCGCGCGGCCGCCAGGACCGTTGCCGCCGCGGTTGCTGTCCGCTGGCAGCTGCGTTGCCTGGTCCCGTCCGCGTTCCGCTTCGCTGCGGTTGCCAGCGCCGATGGCGCCAGCGCTGCCGCCGGTTCCGATGGCTGGCTGTCCGCCTTCGCGCGTAGCGCCGCCAGGCGCCGCCAGGACATCCAGGCCCGTTACCATCCCGAACGCGCCTGGCCGGTAGACAGCCAGCGCGGCGCGCTGCTCTGCGCGGATGGCTACCAGGTTGCGGACAAAGAAATCCGCATGGCTGTTCGATGCCTGGACCGTCAACGCGCTACGCCGCCATAGCTGCGCCGCCTGCTTGAAGGAACCGACCAGCGCCTCTGTCTGGTCCGCCAGCTGATTGGACAGCGCCACCGGCAGGCCCCATAGCGCAGGCGATGGCAGACCGCTAAACATGCCAGGCCCGTAAAACACTCCCTGGCTGGTCTGCGACGTAACGCAGCTGGCCCATGCTCGAGGCGACATCACGACGCCATCCGGCATGATGAATGACGTTGCCATGATCTCTACGATCTGGCGGTAGACGGCTAGCGCGTTGAGTTCGGCAGCGCCGCGAACCACGTCTGGCGCCAGGCCAACGCGGTTGGTGATGCCTAGCAGGTTCGGGCCGATGCCATCGCCGTTGATGATCTGGTTCTCGAGCGCCAGGATCACAAACTGCTGTAGCCGGGTATTGATGTAGGACTGGATCTGCGCCACGTCCGCCAGCATTTCTTCCGATACCGGCAGCCAGGTTGCGATCTTTTTGACAGCATCCGTCACGCTATCGAACGTGAGCGCGGATTCTGGTTTCAGTCCGCCTTCGGCTACTGGCGCCGCGGCGTTGGTGGCGGTTTTTTCCACCATATACACGATGCTGGCGGCATCGGTATTTCCCTGCGCCAGCAGATCGATCACCGTTGGCGGCGCGAACGGCAATCCCAGGACGCCTGGCACATAGGTTGGTACCAGCAGCTTGCCGCCGCTGGCCGGATCTTCCGTCAACGTGGCGGCCAGCAGATCGACGGATGGCGTCGTCCAGGCGCCGCCGCGCGCATGGCCTGCGCGGATAAACTCGAATGCTTCGCTGGCTACAAACTGCGCGCCTAGCGAACCGCGATGCGCGCTCGAGCTCGAGGACGCCGCCGGACCGGCGTTGGCCGCAACTAGCGTCCGTAGTTCGTCCTGCAGTGTCTGTAGATCGGTGGCGCGCGTCAGCTGCGCGCGCAGATCGCGCGCCTTGGCTAGCTGCGCGTCAACCTGGCCGCGTTCCTCTGCGGACAATTCGCGCGTTTCGCTTTCAGCCTTCGCCATCAGCGTAGACGCAAGATCGATGGCTGCCTGTAGTTCGTTGCGGATACGTAGATGCGCGGCCATGGCGTTTGGTCCTTTACTTCGGCGTTGGTTTCAGAAATCGGGAATCAGGGAAACTACGCGGCGCCTGCGCCGGATACTTCGCTACGGAACCGCGCGATTTCCGCGCGCCTGGTCCGGTCCTGCAGCTGGTCCATGACGCGGCCAATGGCCGCGGCTGGCGTTTCGATGGCGTCCACCAGTCCGCAGGCCAGGCCATCGGCCGAACCGACAACGCGGCCAGCGCCGTAGCCTTCGCGGACTGCCTCTGGCGTCGTATTGCGTCCGGCCGCCACATCGCCAACGAACCGCGCGTAATGTCCTTCCACGCGCCGCCGCATCGCCAGCCGCGCGTTGTCCGTCAACGGCTGGAAATCCACGTTTTCCGCTTTCGTGGCAGGCGCGGCAAAGACTGAAAACGTGATGCCTTCCGCGGCGTAGAACGCGGACCGATCCGCATGAACGCCGAAAACGCCGATGCTGCCGACTTCGGCCGATGGCGATATGGAAATCCTCGAGGCGCCAGCGGCAATCCAATACGCCGCGCTGGCGCAGAGTCCGCTAATAACCGCATGGACTGGCTTAATGGCGTTGGCGGCGCGGACCGCTTCAAACGCTTCATGTACGCCAGTCACGCTGCCGCCTGGACTATCGCAATCGAGGACGATAGCGGCAACCTGCGGATCGTTGGCCGCGGCGCGCAACGCGCCTTCCAATTCCACCAGCGACAATCCGCCGAATAGCGAGGACCAAAACGACGGACGCCGCGAAATGAAACCGTGAATGCCGATAACCGCCACGTTGGCGCCTGGCGCCAGCAGCTGCTGGTTATCGCTGGCGGCGCGCAGCGCTTCGCCTGCGCCGTTGGCGCTGGCGTCTGCCATCGCGGACAGTCCTTCAATGGCGGCCGGATCGCAGGCCCAAACGCCGCCGCGCAGCCAGAGCGGAACCGCGGCCGCCGGTTCGCTCGAGGACTGCGGTTCAATGCGGCCATCGGCCAGGCCAGCCAGGATCGCGCGCGTTAGCACGCTGCCATCTAGCGTTACGGTGATGTCCTCTGGCATGGCTAGTCCTTCCTGCGGCGCTTAGTGAACGGAACCGCGCGGCGCATGGTCCGGTTCATCAACCGGCGGCGCTGGCGCATCGGTGGCCACCGTCATGTTGAGAGGCGACATGAGTTCATCGCCGTTCGCCACGTTCGGCAGGTTCAACCGCGCGCGTCCTTCATTGGCTGTCATCACTGGTCGGCCAACCAGGACTTGGATCGCGCGCGCCTGTTCCTCAAAACTGCCTTTCAGCTTTTCGGCAATGTTGAATTCCAGATAGAGCGGATCGGAATCGTCCCATTCAGCCAGCAGCGATAGCGCGATGGTGTCCTCTAGCTGGACGCAGATCGGCCCCAAGCAGTCCTGGTACAAATGCTTATGCTGTTCGCGGACGTTGCTATAGGTCGCATGCGCCAGGATGCCAACCATCGGCGCTGGAATCTGGTAGACGCGCGCGATGTCCTCGATATTGGCGGCGCGCATGTCGGACGCCTGCGTATCGGCCAGAGACATCGTGACTGGCTTAAATTGCATGCCGTCCTCGAGGACGGGAACCTGGCCGATGGACGCCGGACCGGAGTAGCGTTCCTGCCATTGCGTCCGGAACCTATCGCGCGCCTCTGGCGACCAGACGCCAGCTTCCTTCGGACGTTCAACAACGCCGCCGATCCGCGCGCCGGTTTGCCATAGCGTCTGGCGATGCGCCGCCGCGGCGCGATCCTCTGCCACGATGCGGCGCAGGCTTTCAATCGGCGGTAGGCCAGCGCGCGCCGGATCTGGATCGAACCAGCGAAACCGGATGATGTCTGCCGGATCGATGCTGAGGCGCGTTCCGCCGATGGACCATTCATAGCGCAGCGCGCCGATGGCGGATGGTTCGATTGCCTCGAGCGCGAACGGCGGAATCCGGACCAGCGCGGTACGCGCGCCAGCTGGCCCCCATTTCAGCCAGTAGGCAACGCCATAAATCCCAAGGTCCGCCACCGTGGCCAGCATGTGGTCATAGCGCGGCGTCCAGGCGTTCGGATACTCGAGTAGCCGCGCCACCGGATGCGTTCGTTCCCGTTCGCGGCTGTTGTCCGGTCCGCGCCGGTACAGATGCAACCCTAGCTGGCCAATGTTGCGGCTGAGGAAGTCAACGCATGTCCGGATAAACGGATGCGCGCGATAGATGGCCGCGTAATCGGTATGGAGGAAGATCGGATCGGATGGCAGGACGGATACGCCGGTAACAGCGCTAGGCGGACCATTGCCAGCGGCGCGTACCGCTTGCATCGCGCCGCTGCTGAATACGACTGCCACGACGCATACAGTCCGCTTGTGACCAGCGTTGATGCAATGGCCTACTGCCATGCATGAGGCTGGACGAAACCGGATTAGACGGGATTAAACATCGCGGCCGCGGCGGCGCCTCGAGCGCGGCCGGATGATCTCTATAGGGATCAATAGGTATCAACGGATACCTATTGATACCTATTGATATCTACCAGCGCGGCCGCGTAACGGTAGGATGTAGACGGGACGCCGGTTCCGGCCGGTAGTGCGCGCGCTACGTCCTGAATCAACAGGACCGTCCCAACAGCGCTACGCGCCAGGCGTCCCGAACGGCGGTAGCAGCTGCGGCGGTTCGATGCGTTCCCGCGGACTATCGAACGCCGGATGTGTCCTCGAGGCGCAGAACCGGCACAACGTTGGATGCGGCAGGCCAGCGACCAGCATGCATCCGCAATCGGGACAGTGGTACATCCCTAGCGGCAGTCCGATTAAGCGCTCTGGCTGTTCGGCGCAGGTTGCCGCATAGACCGGTACGTCTGGTTCGCCGCAGCGGCCGCAGATCGTGTCCGGCAGCCAGCCGCGGCGCAGCTGCCTGCGCGCGGACGCGCGGCGGCGCTTCGCCAGGTAGCGTCTACGTTTGTTCATCGCCTAATCATCCAGATCGTCTAGGTCCGGATCGGCGTAGACAACGCGGACGCCTACCGCCGGTCCCAATCGGGACATCCGCACTACGCCTTTGCGCGCCCAATGCCAGCAGGTAGCGCGGCTAATGCCTTCCCGTTCGCAGAAATCGCGGATGCGATAGCCGCGCGCGGTTGGCTGCGCTGGCCTGGCGGTTGATGCGGACGCGGCTAGCGCAGGACGTTTGTTCATGGCAGAACCTGGATGAACGCTATCCGCGGACGTTCGATGAATACCGATCCATCGATCCGCAAGGTTTCAACAACGCCGCTGCCGGACCGTAATAGCTCTGCGTCCTCGAGGCGCAGCCATGGTCCGCGCGATTGAATCAGGATGCCGCGAAGCGCCGAACCATCCGCCAGGTTGACGATCAACCGGCGGCCGCGCGTTGGTAGCCGCGCATCGGCCAGATGGACTACCAGACCAACCAGGCCAGCCAGGACCAACGCCGCCACCATCCACGCTGCGATCATCAATCCGCCTTTCCTAACCGGTAGAGCGCAACGCAGACGATCACCAGGCCAGCCAGGCTGGCCGCCATCAACGCGCAGACAATCAGGATGATTACCAATCGTCCGCCTGCGGATGCGTCGATACGATCACCAGATCGTGATCCTCATAGGCCGATACGCCTTGGTGGCGCGTTGCGCGATCTAGCGCCATCAACGCGGCCACGATGCCATCGATCTTATCGGTGGCGCGTTTCCGGTCCGGCCGCTGGTTCCCGTTGACATCGGACAGCGCAACCATATTGCCAGCCATCCAGCGCAGGACCGGTTGGCCGCCATGGCGCAACCGCGCTTCCTTAATCCGCGCGCCAAAGTCTGCCATAGGGTTAGCCATCGATGCGAAACCTTGGCGACATACCGCCATCACTAGTCCGGCCTGCTCGAGCTCGAGCGCCAGCTGCAGCGCGTTCCATGGATCGTAGCCAATTTCCGCGAAGCGCCAGGCATCGGCCAGCGCCAGGACATCGCGGCGGATTACCGCGAAATCGGTCACATTTCCCGGCGTTACCGTTAGCTGGCCAGCTTCGATCCATGCCTGCAGCATTTCGCGCATCTGCGCCGATTGCGCCGCGCGATCCGTCACGCGCGCCTCTGGAATCCAGAACCGCAGCGTTAGTTCAATCGCGCCGTCCTCTGCCAGAACCGCGATGGCGAACGCGGCAAAATCCCTGGTCTGCGCCAGATCCAGTCCGCCGTAGGCTGGCCGCGTTCCTGGCTGCGAACGCAGCGCGCCGCTGCAGGCGTCCCATGCGCGCATATCGATCCAGCGCTCTGCCTGCTCTGTCCAGATGTCCAGATGTTTCTGTAGGAATACGTTCTGCGCCGCCGGAAATTGCGCCGCCTTGGCTGCCTTATCGGCCAGGTATTCCCGTTTCACGCTAACGCCGAAATTCGGATTGGCTTTCTGCCACGTCCGCGGATCGTCAAACGGATCGCCTGCGTCTGCGCCTGCGATGAAACTGAACCAGGCATCATCGTTGACGCCTTTCGCCTCGAGGACGCGCGCGCTGTAATCGTGATGGCGCCAGCAGATGGACGTTTGGCCGATGCCTGCGGTGGTTAATTCGCACTGCAGCGGCTGGCGCCGCGCCGCGGTGGCTGTCTCGAGGACATCCACAACGGCGCTGGTTCGGTGGGCGTGTAGTTCATCGATGATGGCGCCATGGACGTTCAGCCCGTCCATCGTGGACGCATCGGCCGATACCGGCTGCAGCGTTGACGCGGTGGACGGACAGACAATGCCATGTTCGCGGACTTCCACGCGCCGCGCTAACGCTGGCGCCATGCGGACCATCTGGCGGCAGGTTTCAAACACGATCCGCGCCTGCTCGCGTTTGGTGGCCGCCGTATAGACTTCGGCGCCAGGTTCGCCGTCCACGAACGCCAGGTAGAGCGCGATCAATCCGCCAAGGGTAGACTTGCCATTCTTTCGCGGGATTTCGATGTAGGCGACACGAAACCGGCGCGTTCCGTCCGGCCGCTGCCATCCGAATATCGAGGCAACAACGAATATCTGCCACGCCTCGAGGACCAGCGGAACGCCGCGCCATTCGCCTTTCCAATGGCGCATCAACGCGGCAAACGTCAGGAAATGCGCCGCGCGCCGCGGATTCCAGACCAGACCAGAGGCGCGGCGGCCGCGCAGATCCGACAGATGGCGCGCGCAGCTGGCGCGATGTAACGCGCCTGCCATGATGCGTCCCGCTACAACCGCCTGCGCGTAGGCGGTAGCCGGATCGCGTAGCGCCGATGTCACCGATGGTCTTTACGGATGGCGCGCTCGAGCGCGCAAACGACATCGCGGATCAACGGACGATCCGATTTCCAGTCCGGCGCGATCCGGAATCCCTGGTTGGCGTCCTCTCTGGCGTAGTGCGCGTAGAACCGATGGCCGCGCCTATCGCGCGCGGTAAACGTTACGGCTGCGTCCGCGGTTGGCCAGCTGCCGCGGATCGCTGGTGGCACGTCCAGCGCTTTCAGCGGCCGCGCGAACGCCTGGAAATCCAGATCCAGGATCTCTGCCTTCGACGGAACGTAGGCCACCAGATGTCCAGGCCAACCGCCTTCCGGTGGCGGTTCATCGTCCGGCAGCGGTAGGCCAGCATGAACGCACCAGGCGCCAGGCGTTGGCAGCGGTTCCGGCAGCGCCTGGCGCTGCGCCTCGAGGACGCGCGAACGCCAGGCGACATACGCCGCGTTAGCAACGGCGATGGATACGGCGCGCGGTTCCGCCGCGATGTTGAACCTGGCCAGTACATCGATGGCAACGCGCGTTGCCATGATGCATCGGCTGCGATGTAACGGCAGCGCCGCGAATAGCGGCGGACTGCAGGCAATGAGGCGCGTAAGCGCTTTCGCTGTTGTCATGTCCAACAGGCCAGCATCGGTAGCAGGATCGCGGCAATCGCGCTGGCGTTGTTGCCGCTGCCTAGCGATAGGCAGCCTTCCGCATCATCCGTCAGCATGTAATCCGCGGCGCGGCCGCGCGCGGTAGAGGACACCAGGCAGCCGGACGCCACCAGCCTATCGCGCAGGACGCGCGCCGAGCCTGCGCGCGCCGATACCGCCAGCGCCGCGCGTTCGATGTCCGCCATCCGGATCGGTCCGCTGCCGAAATGCGCGCGCAGGTACTGAACCGCTTTCAGTAGTTCGGCGTTGGACCAGTGCCACCGTTGGCCATACCTTGGCATTGTTGAACGTCCTTCCTGGTTGTTAGCTGGCGCTGGCGCGCGCGCGTTTACGCTTGGCGAAGGCAACGACGTTGGTATCAGGACCGGCGGATAGAAAGCGCTCGAGCGGATCGGGACCATCGGCCGATGCATGAACCTTCGGCGCCGATGCTGGCGTTTGGCCGAATTCACCGAATAGCGAATTGAGTAACAGCGCCTGCTGGCGCAGCTGGCGGCAGAGCGGATTTTCAACGAACCGGCGCATGGTCCGGCCGCGCTGCTTCCATTCCTGGACAATGACGGACTGATATTCCAGCTTGGCGAACGCCAGCCGCAGCCGGACGTACTGCGCCCATGCGTCCGCGATCAACGCCAGTAGTTCGCCATGGCCGGTGGTAAGGACGTTCTGCGCCAGCAGGCGCGCCGCGATGTCCTGCCAGGCAGCGCGCGCCAGATCGTCCGCGGCCAGATGCGGCGGCATCGGCGGGACGCCTGGCGGCGCGGCTGGTTCCGCGGCCGCGTTGTGGCGGATCTCAGATCCGCGCGCGCGTTTGATGGCGGTTGGTAGGCGTCTGCGGCCGCTGCGGCGGTTGCCAGCCATGGATCGTCCGTTCGTTGATGCGGTTGCGGTCTGAAATCCAGTGTTTTTCAGCCGTTTTGGTCATGCGTTTTCATTTTTCGACGCCATGCAAGGCTGAG